GCCTCCTCCACCTCAGAGAATTTTCGAAGGGCGACATCTGACCTGCTTATCCCAAGATCCCAGTGTGGGAACTTGGACATCAGCTCGACAGAGAGGTAGTCCCGCGAAAACATATCGGCATTCGTATAGTCCCTTGGGTCTATCGAAGCAGATACAATCGTCGAGTAATCTCCAGCCAGAAGGGCTGATAGAAGCATCGACGACACCTGAGTGTCTGCCGCGGTATAAATACCCGCGGCAAGTTGGTTGGCCTGGCAAGCAGACTGTCGGTACAGGTCCGTAAAAGGACTCGCAACTTTTTGATTCTTCTTCATGGGTAGAAAACCTCATAGGAGTAAGAGTTGAGCTGCTAAATATCAGTATCAGGACGGGAAGCATCATGCTTCTTACGCCTTAGCCGATAGATATCCAACAACGCAAGAAATAGCTGCACCAAGGCATTTTTCACCTTAGTACAGGTTTTCTTGAGACTCCACCATCGAAATGATGGAGGCGTCGTTGAGGATACCAACCGCAATTTTCCGAAGATCTTTGCGGTTTTGCAGCGTTGCGTCTGCGGGAACAACGAACTCAAGGTTCGCCCGCAGAGTGTAACCGAGCGAAGGACGATTAACACCGTTAATCACCTCCGTATAGACGACCGGAATAGCCAAGGAAATCTTGGTACGGTACGTCTTCTCAGTCTGACCCGCCACTGGAGAACGCTGTTGAAGCGTCAGAGGCCAGTAGCCAAGGCTACTGGAGCTGGACTTCTCTAGCATAACAGCGGAGTCGCCGTTAACTTTCACCGGAGAAAAGGTGTGGTTAACGGGGGTTGCGGCAGCATCTGGAACAACAATCGTGGTAATTGATCCCACGCGATTCTCCTAAATTGGAGGGTTGATAGACATGTCACTTCACCTTTGATCCACCCATAAAGAGTGAACCCAAAAGTGCGATACCATTAGCGACATGGATGGTAGAGCCTGCCTTGAACTTCGAATAAGGAGCTCTTGGCAGTGGACTAGTGTCGTATACGGTCCGTGTCAGATTGAACTGACGTCCGGACCCAGAAGCCGTCACATAACCGGACATGGAATACGAACTCGTATTCACAAGCCGTTCAGTGTATGGCTTTATTGCGACATACGTCCGCTTTGAACATGATCCACCCCTAAAATCCCAGCCAAAGGCTGCGTTTAATGACGACAACCAGTCGCCAATAGGAGTAAACCAGTCCACAACAAACGAGAACGGAACGAGTTCCCATGCTACAGAGAGAGGGTTAGTAATACCTGCCTCTGTGAGATCAGCGATGGCGGCATTGTTTGCTTTAAAATAGTCCAGACGGACTTTGCATTCATGCTCTATTTCTGACAGTTTAGTGACCCAGACTTGACAGTTGTTAAACAC